TTCTGTCGCCCCTAGGTAAGCCACCTGAGGCGTTTTAAGCGTGTTTGAGCCTGATTTAGTCATATCTAGTCAGAGTCTATCTGGTAGTGGCTTATCTCGTCGTTTTTAGGGGTAAAAGATGCAAGGGGGGTCATGGGTGTCATAGCCCGATTAAAAAAGCCCCCCACCTTATTTCCAACGCGTGAGTAATTACATTTCTTGCAAGCTGCAACTAAGTTATCCATTGAATCTGTACCGCCCTTGGATCTCTCGATCAGATGCTCGCAAGTATCTGCATATTGCCCACAGTAATAGCAAGTATTCTGATCTCTCATTAATACCTGGGCTCTTAGCTTTCTCCATAGTGCTGTCGATCCTGTAGATCTAAGAGCTGATTGTCTAGGCATCTAATGCCAACCTCTATCCTTAAAGTGTTGCCATGCCTTGCATGCTGATCCTTCATACCTATGCTCTAAGTATCTCATGTGAAGCTGTATCTGTTGCATAGGGTTCATGTCTTTAGCTATTGGATTCTTTATTTGTAACAATCCATATACTCTGTTAGTACCATTTAAGTTACCAATGGCTTTGTGATTCCATGCTGATTCTTTGCTTATCAATTTCTTAATACATGTAGCTTCTGTCTTATGCATTGTTGCATTTATATATCTTCTTGGATCATATTTGAAGGCATCTATTGAGCCTGTATTAGCATCATACATTGGTGATAATAGAGCTATCCCAATAGCGATGGCTACCGAGCGAGCTATCCGCGAGCGGCTCGCTCTGAGCCCCTGATGGGCTCTAGCCCTGAGAGTACCGTACATGTCAATCTCCTAACTATAAGTGCAGGTCAGACGGCGTGTCGTTTAGCCCCATTGAGCAGCCATTGCTTTTGCTATACCTGGGAATGTCTTTGATCTAGCAACCGAACCAGATGCAAATGTCTTGCCTTTGTAATTAGATTTGTTTAATCGACCCCCACCCCCATTAATGAATGGTTGATATTCACTTAATTTATTGGTAGGCACCAATTGAGGTAAGTTCTTTAACCATAGATAAGTCCTTTTAGAGTATGGATCGCCAAAGTAGTACGGTTGTATCATTTGAGTTTTTTCTGGTAGCCCAATGATTTTCATAGGTAATGGGTTTTCAATAGCAATATGCTTAGCTGGTGCATTGTAAATTGCCATGAAGAATGCTTTAGCTTCCATTGCTTTTGCATATCGGACAGGATCAATTTCACCCTTTTTAGGATACATCCTTACAGCTCCCATATTGCTCATGTAAGTGCAAGGTGGAAAGCCAATAATCATGTCCCAGTCATCATTTAAGTAACTCAATACATCCCCTTGAATGTGCCATTCTGGATGATCTCCAGATGTCTCTAATATGTCACATGAATAAGCTTCATGCCCTAAAGCTCTAAACTCTTTAGTGACTGCTTGGCTTTCTTCACATGCTAGTAAGATTCTCAATCTTTGCCCCATCCCTTTCCTTTGAAATGTATTGGATTAGCTGCAAATGTCTTTACCATTGGCTCATTGCAATAAGTACATAAGACTGTTGGCTTGTCATACCATCCATGGTGTAGCTCGTTAATTAATCCACATCTATTGCATTTGTAATCGTAGGCTGGCATGTAAAGCATCTCCTAATCATATAATCCCCACAAGCTTGACATCTCATGATGTCTGCCTCTGTAGGCTCTTTGTCTAAATGTCCATATTTTAATAAGAGTAGTGGCATAAGATCCTCTAAACGGATGATCGCGGCATAGTCACGCGGATCCTCACCTTGCCCATTTAGTCGCAAAACCCCAAATCCCATCTCCCCAGAAACGGATGTTCGAGCTTTTAATTGTTTTAGATATGCCAATGGCTGGAAACCAACCCTTGCTTTGACTTCACAATCAAATGGCACATTAACAATATCCTTGCCACTACCCCTTCCCACACATGCGCCTTGCCACCAAGTCGATAGGTACTCAGCTACAACACGCTCTGTACGGAAACCTCTTGCTCTCCTTGAATTAGCCATTTACCGCATGACATTTGCGACATTGCCATTGTCCAACAGAAACCAAACCATCTTTGATAACAATGTTAGCCATAATATTCCATGCCTCTGTTGGCTCATTACATAATTGACAATTAACTGTTTCTATAAGTGGCACATCATTGATATCCACCCAGTTTTCTTTGTCTTCCATATAGACCTCTACATATCCCATTAGTATTTAGCTTTCTGTGGTTCCCATGTGCCAGAGCTTGTAACCTGCGCCCATATTGTTGGACATTTAGGCTCTGAGCCACCCACGCCAATATGCTTACAGAAGTAACCGCCCCATTCCCTGCCATTCTTATTACCTGTGTTTAGCTTCATTTCTCCATGCTTACATTGAGGTAATTCTTTCTGTGTCCCTAGGATTTCAGCAACAGTATTTACAGCTTGATCCATTGTGCTAGGAGCTGGGACTTTTTTGATTGATTCTTCTTGCTCACCAAATGGAGTAGTCCAGTAATCCTTATGCCCTTCTACAACAGGCTCTTTAGATTTATTAACCTCAATCACTTTCTTCATCTCCTCGCGGCTACTTTTATGCTTATCTACTCCGATATTTGCGTTACCACAAGCGATACCGATCGCCGAAGTAGCTCCATTTTCCAGCGCAAAATCCTTATTAACGCCCCTGTCTGATATGACTTCATTAGCCAACCCAGTTGCGAACGGGTGCTGATCTGTGGTCTCTCTATAAATAGCTGCACGAACGATAAAGCGTTTATCAGACCATTCCAGTATCTCAGTTTCAATGCGACCATTTGGGTACCTTTTCCAAAACTCGATAATTCTTTCGCGTACGGTTGTGTATTCATCTAGGTTAAACATATAACTCATCCTCTTCTGTTTTCAGTTCGCATGCTAACGCGAGATAAGCACAGGCATCGATGTATGAGTCGATATGCCCAGGGGATTCTTGGATTCGTGAGAGCTTGACCTCGACCATTGCAAGGCAAGCCTGGTAGTCCTCGATTGGGAAATCAAGTAGATTGGTAAGTCTCCGAGCGATCCGATCCTGATTGATTTTCGGATGACCATAGACTCGACCACGATCTTGCATGACATCGGTTGCACTTTGTAATACCTCTTTAGCTTTCATTCTGCCCAAAATTCCTGGCGATTGACTGCCCTGCCTCGATGGTATCCCTCACGCAATCCGCGTTGATAGTTATTATGTGCCACAGTCTCATAAATTAATGCAAGTGCAAATGGCACTACAATTAAGAATATAAAGAAAAACCATGTGTCGCTCATTTTGCTCCCATTTCTAATAAATCGGTTGAAATCATTGCTGGTTCAATATCGTTTATTACTGTGTAGATCTTGCCATTAGGGTGGATCGATGGCGCAGCTGCAACATATCCCTTGTGCTTGATGTCTATGCCAGCTTCTAATGAGCCCTTGAATGTCAAAGATGGGCTTGCCTGGTAGTAGTAATGAAACCCATCACCAGTTGCGACTGTGTAAGTCTCACCAAACTCTTCTAGGATTTCTCCACCATTTCTAAAATCTACATCAAAAACCACAAGCCCAGATGTGATGCAAGCAATGCCAATATTGGCTGTTGGATCTACATCAAACCAAAATTCGATTAGAGCTTCATCTGTGGTGGCGCCTAAATAGGCATTTTTAATCAGATCAAAGTGGGGATCTTTTTTCTTAGCTTTCAATGGCATAACTGACCAGCCTCTTTGAGCATACTCAATAGCTGCTTTCTTTGTACCTATCGTTGTTTTCATCTTGCTCCCTTGTGCCAGCTCATTCGGCTGGCTACAGGATTAGTGAACCACAGATCTCAGACTATTTGGGTTGATTTTGATAACGAAATGGTAACGATTCTGCATCATCCACAGCATTATCTATTGTGCGCCTAAGTGGGAAAACATCCCTAATTAGATCATCCATACAATTTGCCGTACACAGTAAATGAGCCATCTTTATTAATCGGAACAAGCATTGGGCTAACTCTGTTTCCATGGGTTTCTATAATCGCCACGCTCATCTGCCAATTAGCGGCTCCAGCCTTCAAATAAGAGGCTTTTGCCTTATCCATGACATTCCCTGCCTCTACGCCCCACAAAGTCCTGTATCGGGCTCCTAAGCCCTCTGTAAAGGCTGATATGCCTGCTCTGTGGGTATGTCCACAAACGACTGATTTACCAAATTTCTTGGCTAAGCCTAAAGCTGTAAGTCCAGCATTAGAATTCATTGATCCTTCATCACCATGGACTAAGACCCATCCATTGTGGAATTCAAATGGCTTCTTATGAAAGCGTATCCCCAGGTCTGAGAAACCCATAAAACGGGAGTAGTCAAGCTCTGGAAGTCCAATGAGGCTAGGAGCGCCTCTAACGAGAGTGTGGTATAGACGATCTGTATGGTTGGATCTTGTGATATCTGTGGTGCGCAAATCCCAGAGGATGTTTTGAGCCAGAGTTCGATCGGCATCTAATCGCCCTTCAAATTCTAGGTGTGTCCCTTTTGCCCATTTTGATTGAGATTGCATATCAAGCTCATCGCCTGTGTTTAGTACTAAATCAAACTTCTCTTTATTAACTAACTTGATTAGATTCTTGACAGCTCTTTCATGATGGAACGGAATTTGTAGATCGCTGATCACCAAATAACGATTCTTTTGTTTGCTAGTCATCTTCCTCATCTTCGTAATCGCCAAACCTTTCTGGTTCGACTGGAGATGGCAAGATCCAAGCTGGATAAGACTGTGGCTCCGTAATCATGAATAGAGCAATAGACTCAGTAAAGCCTGCTTTTCTTAGGGATTTATAGAATTCATGCAAGCCAATGCAATAAGCATCAAGCTCTGAGTAGCCTTGATCTTCTAATTGTCTGGTTGCTTTTCTCGCCATGAGATAATTGTTACCTCTCTAAGATACGAATGATTGTTTCAACACGCGCTTCCAATGTATTTATTTGATCGCGCATTGATGAGCCTGAATTGGGCTTAAGTTCGTTTAGGTAGTGCTTTACTAACCAGCGCACCGAGCCAATAAATGAACCAATAACGGTCGTGGCAGCAACAGCAAGAGCCGCCATGTCCTGCGCAGTCATTATCGTTTAGGTGTTGCATATCCAAATATGCCTGACAGTACTGACCAAAGGATGGCACGGTAATCAACATCAAAGTTAGTTGCAGACCATGCGGCTAAAAATGCTCCAGCTGCAAGGAATAGTGGATTCTTGATTTTCATGATTTGCCTCCTAGTAGTGGGATTTGAAAAAACGAGCGATCTTCATCGCCAGCCTTTGTGAAGCTGATGTGAATGTGCGAAATATGTGGGTTTGTGCCTCTGTATTTGACCCAGCGCCAGAGTGTTCTTTTGCTCGCAATTCGCTTATTAAAAATGACATATGCAATGCGCTTGCTTGACTTGGCGTTAATTCGTATCTGATCGGCAAGGTAATGAGCTGTGGCATTTTTCCCATCGAGAGAAGCATCGAGATCGAAAGCACGGATGTACCCTGTATGAGGGCAAGGGTTGTGATCGCTCTTTGAGGCTGCGTGCCTGGCATCTCCGATTGTTCCGTCACTACGGCGGTCTCTGTCAGGATAAGCATCATCTGCCTGTTCTCTAAATTGGATTACAGATTTACTTAGTCTAGGTTTCATTATCCGAGAATGGTTTTTAGTTCATCTTCGGTTAAACCGAGTCGAGCCAACAGCGCAGACTTTTCGGCCGCTTTTGCTTCTGCTTCTGCTTTTGCTTCTGCTTGCGCTGTTTGTTCTGCTTGCCATTGAGTAAATTCGGCATCGTTCATTTCGCGGTCTATCACTTGATCTGTTGATAAATCATGGATGCGAACCATTGGGCGTGTTGTTGTTTTAGGCATTATTTCACTCCGTAAAGTAGGACGGTTCCACCGTTCATGTTTGCACCTGCATAGTTAAAAACCAAAGATGTAATTGCTGTGTTTGACCTAAAATAACCACCAGCAGTAATTGGGCTTCTTGTGCTAGCACCTGTTTGATAACCGCCCTCAAAAGCATAAGATTTATGACGGGTTGATGATGTGTAATTGTTAATTTCTAATGACCAAATACTGTTTAGGCTTGTTCGGTCTGTGCTAGCACCACCACTTAAATAAACACCATAACCAATATTTGTGCTTGCTCCATTACTATTCACATAGGCTTGGTCACACAGATTGGTAACACCGTTTGGTCGAACCTCAAAAGCTTCATCATTTCCAGCACTTGTTGTTACTCCTTGAATAACTAAAAATAAAGAATTGTAAGTTTGTGGAATAGATGAAAGCGTAGTGGTTGTGCCTGATAATGAAGTCGTGCTAATCAAAGTCATGCCACCTGCCGAAATGTCTGCCCATGCTGGTACGCCACCTGAAATGCTTAAATACTGCCCATTGCTTCCAATGCCAAGACGGGTGTTTGTGTTAGCCGTTGATGAACGGTACTCAATATCTCCAAGGGTTGTAGATGGATTAA